GAACTAACTCAGAATGATGTTCCGTTGGTTAGTGATGAGTTGACATATCATTTGAGTGCTGGTTTGGTTTGGCGTCTATCTTATGTAACTGAAGTTGAAATCGCTTGGATTCATAATTCAACTGCTGAGCGAGCAGACATCAACGATGGTATTGATCGAGTGTTCGTCGGATTCAACTGGGCATTCTAATTACATCTTGTAGATGCCAGGATGTGTTACAGGATGATCAAAAATTGACGCATTGTAAGTAGCCACAGAAGGTTCAGTGTTCCGTATTTGTATGGTTCCACCACCGCCACTAGGTTGTGGTGGAACTGCTGGTGGTGGTGTCTGATTGTTGATGATTACTGGTGGCGGGGCTTGCTGCGTTTGCGTTTCTGTAATGTTTTGTTCGACAGTATCTTCATACTGTTTCGATGATTCTTGCATCTTTCTAACTGTCAAATCTTCGACTTGAAGCCTTCTCGTTTCAATATTGTCGACTTCTTTCAATTCTTCCGTTTCAAGATTTTCAACTTTGATGGTTGAATTTGGGTTCGTTTGCGCTTTCTTCGGAGCAGGCTGTATTCCTAATCTTTCATCTTGTTGTTCTTGCGTTAGTGGCTTAAACTGATCTTCTAGAGCTTGAACTTCAGGATCTGTTTCTTTATTGAGATTTGGTTTCGCATCAACGGGTATTTCTGCACCTCTCAATGGGGGAACGTCTTCTTCATCAGGACCAAATAAAACATCGCGATTGCTATAAAGGCTTGATCCTAATCCAACAACACCACCTATTGCGCCACCAATTGCCGTTCCAACTCCAGGAATTATACTACCAATCATTGCACCAGTTGATGCATATGATGCAGTTGTACCAACAACATCGGAAACGGCACCAGCAGTTGTATCTCTACCAAAGTAATCTGCAGCCATCTCCCCACCGATGCCAATAATAGCACCAGCACCAATTGCCTTTGCTGATGTTGGTATTTTAAATTTACCTGGACCACGAGGTGCACCTGTTGATGGTCCACTTGGTTTGGGTGGACCACCAGGTTTACCAGGGCTACCAGGCTTGTTTCTTCCGAATATTTTACCCAATCCGCCAAGTATTCCACCACCACCAGCAAGCAGACCACCAAGCATATTAAGTAGACTACCAAACAAACCACCAGAACCAGTAATTTCTTCTAACTTTCTTTCAATCCTTTCCAATCTTTTAATTACATCATCTTTCCACTCTGTTTCAGCTTCGGTCGTTTCACTCATCGTTCTACTTTCAACACCAGCTTTTGCAGTAACTTGTGTTTCAGATGGACCTTCTTGTGGAGCCACAGATGTGGTTGGTTTTTGTTCAACACCCCCGCTGACTATAGTTTGATATGCTTGTTCTGTTTGCTCTTTATTTCTTCCAAGAGTTGCGATTTTTAGAGATGCTTTCTCACCAAGTATAGATTTTGTAGCACCAAATAATAACTTCCTACCAAGCCCCTTTCCACCATATCGCAAAGTTTGTTCAGCTTTTGATAGTCTTTTTCTAACGCCAAGATATTCATCATAAGTTTCTGGTCTTGATATTTGTGATCTTCTTGGAGCTGTTTGAACTTTTTGTATTGGGACAGATGCATCTTGAAGAGCAGCCATTACAGTTTCTTTAGATCGAGGTAGTTTCTCAGCCATTGGTTGTTGCATTGGCTGTTGGGATAAGTTACCAAGATATGCTGCTTTTGATAAAACCGATGATGCTTCTTTCTTTGATGCGAATCTACCAGCTTTACCAGAACCTGTAACTACGGTTACCTTCTTTCCTTCTGGCGCTAATGGATCATATCTGAATGTTTGTGCGGCTTCACCCTTCCCAACTGTAATATCTTTTGGTGCAAGTTTTTTCGATATGTCGCCAACTATCTTTAGAATTTCAGTTGCTGTGTTTTCCAGATCATCAATGCTGGTTTTAGTGTCTTCAACTGTCGACGAAAGTTTTTCAACTTTACTTGTTAGTTTTGTTTCTTGCTTATCCTCACCTTTGAGATTTTGGTATGCTTGTTCAGTTTTATCTTTATCTCGGAATGTCTGTGCAAGTTTATCTGCAATCTTTTCACCAGTAACTGATTTGGTCATGCCATATAGAACTTTCCGACCGAAGCCTCCACCATATTTTAGAGTGCTCTGGTCCTTTATCTCTTGCTTTCGCGAAGAAACGAAATCTTCATACGTCGGACTTGATTTGAGATCAGATCTAATTGATCTCAGAGACAGTCCACTTCCTCTTAATCCGCTTCCTCTTGGCATTACCTTCTATTTCTCGCTGCTCGTAACTGTTGATTTCTCAGTTTTATCTTTTCATTCTCAGCTTCAATATAATTTGATAGCATTCTAATGTAGATGTCACGTTCCCAAGGAATCATACTTTCAAGTTCAGTCAACGAATACTTATGTTTCTGTATCAATTCAAAATTTGTCTGAAAGTAATTCTTCAGACAATCATTACCAAAACTTAGGAAAAAAAATCAGAAATGCCCTCCAACTTTATATCATGTTCATATCCACACTTCGGGCAGATATGCTTTTGTTCATACTTTATCGTCGGCGCATTCGTAACAAAATTCCACATCTTTTCGTAATCCTTTGTTTGTATCTCAGATACAAACTCAACAACCTCATCCTCAGGTATAGTAGAAGCATCATGTACTTCTTCATCTTCAATAATCTGATCAATACAGTTCGCAATAATCTTGTCCGAATAGTTCGGATTCTCATCATCAATCAATCTGACGATATCCAACGTAGGATTCTTCATCTTGATCGCAATCTTTTCACTCAACCAAATAATATTTGAACTCTGTTTACTTTCAACTTTTACATCTTTCAACAAATCAATCGCAACATCAATCACCATGTTACACTTCTGCTCATCATTCAGAATATTGTTACACTTGAATAGAACATCGATAGATTCGCTTACTGACTTTGCTCTTAGATGGAGGAATATCAACTCCAGATCTGCGAGCGGTAGCTTATCAACATCGATATCTTCTAAACAACAATTCCTTATAATCTGCTTCAGGCTCTGAACAACTTCATTGACGTCATTCGATTCCACAGCCATCATCAGTATCTTTTGTTCTTTGACCAAAAATGGTCTAAATTTTATCGGTTTACTTTTTACGCTAATACCAGATATTTCAAATATCGGATAATCTATTTTCGGTAATGCCATAATGACTCCAGTTCTCAGTTTTTATATACGTTGACGTTGCCTATCTGTCAACTCGATTTCGAATGATTGTAACAATTCAGGATTCACTGTCGAAACGTCTTCAGTTCTCCAAAGTTTGAATGCGAAACTTACTTGTAATCTATGAATCGAATCATCTGACCAATTCAATGAAAGTGGTGATATTGCTGTTGGGATTGCTTCGACCAACGTGCATTCATAGATTGGTTCTTCACTGGTCAGTTTGTACTGTCGTAATACTATGTTTGATGTGTATAGATTATCATATGAATCATCTTGATAGTATTTCACCAAGCCACTGTATATTGGAACCATCGAATCTATCCAAGCATCAAAGAATTTCTTCTCAGCGAATTCGTTGTTGCAGTAGAATGTAAGCGTTGTTTCACCGAACGTATTGAAATGAGGGACACGCTCAGTAAACGCGTGGTGGCGGTATTCGATCATGTTTATGTTTCGACCAGGAAGTTCTGCTGCCTCGCACTGAAGCATCAGATCTCTGGACCCAAATGATCTATCGCGAATCAATGCTTTCGGTACGGGTATTCTGACATCAAACTTATCTGCTCTTGCAAACTCACCATACTTCCCAGCATGTGATATGAAATCGTTGATTCTAAATGCCATTAGTACATTGCTCCAGATTCTCTGTATACTTGTGTTCTTGATGCGCCTACGAAATTGTCAACAGGTAACATCAATGCAATTTCCCAATCATTTACTCCAATCTCAACGATTCCGCTTCGTATATGACTATTCAGATATCTCTTTACGCATGGCTTGTATGCGCCAAACCTCGCAGCATTACTCAACAAATCATAATTTGCGCGAAGTTTAGTTTTTTCATCATACCTATCATTCGTAAGAGTATCATACAGTTTATCCATCAAAAGCAATCTATCCTTTGGACGAATGTAATGAAAATTCAATCCTAAGAATCCATCAGAGTATTTCTCGATTGGTAGTACCAACGGAAACTTATCATAGTATGGTAACGTTGCCTTTGTCTTTGGATCGTAAACATAAAAGTACAATCTTCCTGGCAGAACTCTATCGACTTTTCTTGTATCGTCTTTGAGTATGCTCGCGCCTCGAATGTTCGGAGCGAACGATGCTTTCGCAACTTCTCTCTGAAGCCAATCTCTCGCTTTCTTTGTGCGGAGATTCAGACCACCAGCCTGAAGTTGCTTCGATACTCTGTCGATAAGTTTTGCCATAGACTTTATTTATACTTGATACCTAATTCGTTCTCTGTAATGATTTGAAATTCCCAGTTTCTATCCTTACAATATTCTACAGCAGCATTCCACTTGGCTTCGTTAATTCCCCAAGTAGCAATCTCACTAATATATCTTTTGGTTGCTTTCTTACCATACTCTGGTGGTTTGGTTTGGCTGGCTGGTTTGACTTCAATGACGATGACTTTTATTTCTTCTGAGCGAGTCTTGACCTTGATGATAAAGTCTGGAAAATAGCGATGCCACCGATTGTCCAAAGGTGATTTATATGGTATAATAAGCTCCTCTGATGCCCACTCAATGATGCTTGGGTTATCGTCGAAGTAGACCATTGCTTTACGTTCCCACAATGACCGATACCATATATTATGGACATCACCTCTGTATTT